ATATTGTTTTGATAGCAGATGCTATTGTAAAAGTTATTATGCCAGACGGAATAGAAGTCACAGAGCCACAACACATCATCGATTGGATATCAAACAGCAACAGGAAAACTGTTACTGCATTACAAAAATCTCAGACATCGATGAATATCAACGGCATTCCAAAAAACTATGACTTTACATGTCCTGAAGAAAACTGTGACCACAAATTTGAGACTGCCGTAGAATTTAATCCAAGTTTTTTTTTCACAGACAGCTCCAGCATTGCCATGATGCAGAAGCAGTCAATCAGCTCGTCAAACAATATGAAGAACGAAGATCATTTATCAGAGAACAATTAATGGAAATTGTACTTTATACTGACGGTGCATTTAGATATGATGATTTAGAAAACTATACTGTGCCTATGCAACAAGAAATTTACAACTCTATCAAAAAGAAAAACGACGAGATTAAAGAATCTATGGATAGAGCTAAAGGAACTAGACGTAAAACATTCTAGTTTCGAAGAGCTAAAGCTCATCGTCATACTCATTTCATTTCGTATGATAATTTTTTTTAAACATATTTTATATGATACGTTATTACCTTGTTTTCAGTCGCACTTAGCTTGTTACAGCCAAGTGCAAAAAAAGAAACGGTCATTACCCCGTCTACAGTTCGCATCGTTATAGTATAACCTATTGCTAGGCAGAGGCGGTTTTGCTATACCCCTTTACATACTGCTTAAAACGCAGAAACACTCTAAGCCATAACGCCGACTTTTGAGCTATCCGTGGGTTACAATGGCACAGTAGAGCCCACTCTTTTGGTTCGTTTCCCTCAGGCAAGTTCCGACGGCCCGTATTGCTACGAACAATCTCAATGCTTTTAACAAAGAGGGTATGTTACGACTGGTGTCTGTTTAGTGATTCTATAAGTGCCTTAGAACTGCCAACTCTTACGTTTATTATGCCGTTGTAGTATTCATCAGTTTTAAGAACTTCACGGTCAAACTGTTCTTTGGCTTCTAAGTAACTTAGTTCGCCTCTGCTGGTGCAGTAGTACAGTATTTCTCTTGTGAAGTTTTCTGGGCCTAATTGTTCAACATCTTCATTTAAATGGTCACTGCTTCCCCAATAGGTTCTCCAGTCACTTTCTTTAGTTGAACGTCTTTTGTTTTTCTTGCCTTTGAGAGGTTTTTTAGTAACTTTAAATTTTGCCAGTTTTTTGCCAATGTACTTTTTGCCGTTTGTGAGGTTGGTAATAAGATATACAAATCCTATGTATTCCTCACTAATCTCTTCTACTATTTTGCCTTGATAAGTCCATTGCATTGTTATTCATTACAACAATTATATATATCTTCTTTGCCGTTTGTCAACCGGTTTAGTGCATGTTTTTTAAGATTTCCCAAGTTTGTTTATATCCTTGATCAATCTGATGAAAATGTGTACTTGCTTGTGCGGCTGTAAAATCATTACCGCCTGGGTTGCAATGGTCACCAAAATAAATTGTTGTACCTTCGTGTTCTCTTATAGCCTGACTCTTGTCACAGCCTTTCTTAAAAATATCTATGCTGGTCTGTCCAGCTACTTGAGCAATACTATCATCAAATTCTTGATTGTAGTACATTGCTACTGTATCTCTACCTTTGTTAACTTTTTCCCAATTGGCGTATCTAGCACGTTGATCCCAATTGGCATTACGTCCAACTATACTAAAGTTCGCAGTACCTGTACGGTGTTCAATATGATTACCAGTCATTTCAGGATAATCAAAAGTGTGCAATATAGTTTGTAAAAAAGTTTGTTGAGCTTCTGTTAATGTCCAATCGCTTTTGTATACTTCTTTATTGCCAACAAACACATGGTTACCACTGCAATGATATACTCGTGCAAAACTGTTAGTCAAGTCTTCTCCAATTTGTTCAATTGTTTTAGGTCTATCACTTCCTGTTACAATCATACATGTATTGTTTGCAACAAAATCAAACATAAACTCTTTGAAATCTGGCTCTATTGCACGTCTTGGGTCGGTAAGTGTGCCATCAACATCAAACATAAAAATTTTATTCGTCATTTATTTCTTTCATTTGTTCAGGATACCATTTGTGTAGTAAATCGATTGGCAACTTTTTTTGTTTTGTTGGTGCAAAATGTGGCATGTCTTTTATAGTAAACGTTGGAGATAATCCTGTAATACTACCAGACATGATAGTACTAGTACAGGCAGTTGCACATGTATCGTATGTTGTATCTCCAATACTTATAGTGTATTTGTTATCTTCTACTGGTACAAAAGGAGCTTCATTTTCTAACCATGTTTCAAAATCATCATCTCCCTTTTGACCTTTATTATTAAAACTATCAATCATATTTTGTTCTGTTTGTGTAGTACTTCCTATATCTATTGTAAACTCATCTATTGTACGAGCTGTTTTTTTGTTCACGATACTTTCTCCGATCTAAAAAGTTTATAATATACGTCAATAGGTAATATCTTGCTTGTTAGTAATTCTTGTGGATAATATCCGAATAGTTTTTCGCCTGTGGTTTTGTTCATCTTCCTCTGAAAAGGAGTTTGCTTCTTATTTCCTGTTGCTTCAGTTTCTCCACACCAATCGCATTCTGTACCTTTTGGAAATCCCATAACATCTTGTTGGGATTCACAATAGTGTTCCCAAAATGTATCCTGCTTCCATGCACTTTGATCATGTTTTGGATCCATCATTTGTTTAATATGTTCATCAGAATAATCACTTGGCATCTATAAACTCCGTATCAGTACTGAATGTAGTAAAGCCGCCTTCTTTAATAACTTGTAGTATTGTGTTTACACGACCTACAAGTTCGTCTCTGTGTGAGATTAAGAAGATGTTTTTATTACGTTCACGTTCAATCTTTTTAAGTACACCCAACGCACCGTCAACACCATTAGTGTCCATACCACTGTCAATAAGCTCGTCAATAGCTAAGAAGTTTATAGGCGTATTCATACTTTCAAATACATCTCTAAAACTCCAACTTAATCCGAGTATAAGTCTATTGCGTTCACCTCTACTTAGATTATCAAAGTCTAAATCTCTGCCTAGCTCTGTAATCTCAACTGTTAAGTCTGGTTGGAATGCAACTTCATGTGGTAAACCTAACTTAGTCAAGTAATAAGCTAGTCTGCTATTTAAGTATTGCAAGTTTTGTTCAATAATACGTTTTCTAATAAAGCTATCTTTATTTGTCAAGAGTTTATACAAAAACTCTTGATGATCTTTAATGTTGTTAAGTTCATTGATGGTATCCCAAGTTATTTCTTGTACACCAGTTTCTCTTAAACTTTCTATCTGTTCTTGATATGTATCGCTTTCGCCTTGCTTGTTTGTAACTTGACTACGCAAGTTTTCTAATTCCATATTATGCTTGTGTGCTTCAGTTTCAGTGTTATAGTGTGTTACTGGCATTTGACCTAGTTCACCCAATGACTGTAAAGCCTCTGACCACTCTTGTTCTTCTAAGTGGTTGACTGCTATTTGTTCAGTAGCTTCTTTACGCAAACTTTGTTTACTAGATAGTATTTCTTCTTGTTTAGCATCATGTATTTCTTGTCCGCAAGCATGACACTTGTGATCTTCTAGTAGTGCAAGCTCTTTATCTAACTTGGTAATAAGTTTCTGTTGCTTTGCATTGTCTGCCTGTATATTAGATAACCAACGTTCTGCTTCGTCTTTCAGCTTTTTCTTTTCTAGGTAATCACTTAACAATGTATGATTGCTAAGTTCTGTTTGGATATCTATTTTTTCCAGTGTGTTTATTTGCTGTTGGATACTTTCGACAGTAGTTTTTTGTTGATCCCACCAAATCTTCTGCCTGCGTTCCAAATCACTGATACTTTTCTCAATCCTGGAATTTGCCTCTTCAACTGCACTAATTCGATACTCTTCTTCTTTAATTGCATCTCTCGTTAACCTTTGTTGTTCTTTAAGAACCTCTGCTTTTTCACTTAGCATTGTAATGCCTAGTAGTTGCTCAATTATAGCTCGCTGATCGTTAGCTCGCATACTGAGGAAAGGTTCTGTGTATGTGTTTAATGCAACAATGTGTTTGAACATATCGTGACTCATACCAAATAACTTTTCTATATCGGTTTGAGTTTGACGATTTTCACCTTGTGCTTCGTCTTCGTCAACATTTTGTTCGTTGACATAGTATTTAAGCACATTGGGCCTTCTTCCACGTTCAATACGGTATTGAGTACCATCTTTAACAAAATCCAGTGTAACTAGCATACTTTTGCCATTGGTTTTGTTTATTAAGTTGTCTTTGCGTATGTTTGTTAATGCATTGCCATAGATAGCGTAACTAAGTGCATTAATGATAGTAGTTTTACCTGTACCATTACGACTGCCATCTCCGCCCAAGTCTACATTATTTCCAAGTACGAGTGTCAGTCCGTTGTTAGTAAAACGTACAGCCTGTGTAACGTTGCCAACACTCATAAAGTTTTTAACTGTTAAGTCTTTGATTGTAATCATAGGTTGTTGTATATATCCACTAGCAGTTTCTTGTCAATTAAATCACTGTCAACAGCATTTAAGCTATTATACACTATTTGATCTACATTTTCAACTTCAATATCATCAACTACACGCCAGTCTTGTGCATGTTCTTCTTTCTTAGTTGGCATAAGTGTTATCTCTCTTACACCGTACTGTTGACTAAATGTTTCTTTAATAAAGGTTGCTTCTTCGTAGCTTATTGCAATATCTAATGTAGCTCTACAATAAGTTTTATCATTGAGTATTACATCTGGTTCGTCGATCAATCTACTCAATGGTACAGTTCTATATCGTGGACCTGCAAAGTCAATGTACTCAGGTTTACCACCCCATTCTAATACCATCATGCCACGCTCATCATCCCAAGCATCAGCATAATTGTGTGGAAAAGGTGATCCTAAGTAGTGTACATTGCCTTTGTTTTGCCTTTTGTGAAAGTGTCCAGTAAACACATACTCAGGCCCTTGCAAGTGTTCTGCATTTAGTTGTCCGTGATCTGGCATTTCTACCATAGCATTCATCTTAAAGTAAGGCAATTCAAAATGACCAAACATGTATCTGCATTTAGTCTTGCTTACTTGTGTCCATTCATCTCCAACCAACCAAGGAACAAGTGCTACATCATCTTGTACAAGTGTTTGCTCGTTTATAAGATGTACATTATCAAACAGTTCTGCATAAGGCAAACTGTTATAGTCACGTTTTTCTCTATAATATAAATCATGGTTGCCAGTAATCATATACACTTGTTTAAATGCTTTACTGAGCTTTGCTACATTTTCCACACTATAGTTAAGTGTACTCACGTTTACACTGGCACGATGATGGTGCCAATCTCCTAAGAATATACAAGTTTCACAGTTTTGCTCTTTGGCTTGATTAACAAACCAATCAACAAAGTCTACACAGTCACGATTGTGTTGTTTGCTGTTATTCTTGTTTCCGAAATGTATATCCGTAAAACAAGCCGCACGGTTAAAGAATGTCATGGATTTCCGTTCACTCAGTTTAAACTTTCACTTAGTATAGCTTCATAACTATACACTGTCAATATCTAAATGTTGAATCCGTGTTCCTTACGTTCTTTATCAGCTTTTTCGTCCCACTTTGCACGTTCTGCCATCTCGTGTTCGATTTGACGTGTCCAGCTTGGTGTTTGCCCAGCTTCTTGCAGTAGGTCATCTCTAATGTTTTGATTACGTTTCTCTAGGTTTAACACTCTAGTAAAACTGTTGGTAACTGCGGCTGTGTAGTATGCAAATGGATTTTCACTTTTTAGCTCGTTGAACTGCAATCCAATTTGTGATAATTGTAATAGTGCATGACTACGCATTTCGTCTACATATGTGTATCCACGCCAGTTGCTACGCATACTGTAACGTTCACACAATTTGATAAACATTTTAGCCAAGTTATTAGTGATTGCACCATGCCCAACATTAAACTTACCATTGTCTAAACCACCTTCCCAGTGACTACGCAAACATTCTTTAATTTTATTGTTTACATATGCATAGTGTTTAAACGGGGGAAAGTTACATTTACTGTGATGATCTGCTACAGTTTTTGGTTTGTTTTTTCTTCCAGGTTCCAGTGGCACATGATCAAAAGTCATCAATCTAAAAACCAATGATTTCTCTTCAATTGTGTTTGGATCTATTTTGTAGTTGATTTGCTTAGGTTTTTGACTTTGTTTACTTTTCGGGTCATTGTACCATTCTAAGTATGCATGTTCGTATGCTTCAGTACTTAACTGTCTAGCTCTGTTTTCTTTTGCTGTTTGAATAACTTCAGGTTTTTTAATATCTTCAAGGTCTTCAACGATTGTATCAAATCTTGCATACTCGTCGTCTAGTACATAGCAGAAGCTCAGCTTGCTCTTGTGAATCTCTTTCAACATGTCTTTGTTGTTTAAATAATTTTGTTTCCTCATTGTAATTCCTTATTTGGTTATATTATACACAATATTTGGTGCTATGTCAATAACTACACATATAATTATCCTATAAATACAACTATAGGAGATAGCCATGAGAATATTGCAGTTGACAGAAGATATAGCAAAAGACGTTGCTGTATTTTATGGTGGTCGTTTTCAGCCAATGCATAAAGGTCATCACAAAGTGTATATGGATCTAGTGGAACAGTTTGGTTCCTCTAACGTATTTATCGCTACTACAGTTAGCAAAACTGCAACAGCAGAACGTGACCCATTTAGCTTTGAAGAGAAAAAACGAATTATGAATGATATGTTTAACATACCTGCAAGTAATGTTGTACAAACACAGCCATACAGACCTGATGTAAGTCTAACTGGAAAAGACCCTGATAACACAGCGGTAGTGCTAGTGTTTAGTGCTAAAGATGCAGGTAGATTAAAAAGAGGTGGATTTCTCAGAGATTATGTTGCAGGACAAGAAATGGTGCCTAGTGATCAAGGTGCTTATATACTAGAAGTAGGAATACAAGAAGGTGGTATGAGTGCTACTGATTTTAGAACAGCAATGAAGAATGCAAGCCTAAATGACAATCAAAAGATGATGATTTTTAGAGAATTTTTTGGCACTATTGAGCCAAAAACATACGAATTTATAAGGGATAAACTTAATGCCAGTGCTAGCTAAAAACCGTGCTAAATTAGTCTTAAAACCAGGAGCAAAAGGTTTGTACTTGGGTCAAGACATACTAAGTCCATTACGACAACATGGTGGTATAATGTTTCCCATACAACCAGATGTAATGTATTCACAAAGTGTAAGTTATAGTCCATATGATATGGCACACACAAATTATACATACAGTGCTTATAGAAACACACCGAGTCCAGACATATCGTTAACGGCTCAATTTGCTAGTGTAACAGATGATGAAGCAAGATATACTTACGCTTGCTTACACTTTTTGAGATCTGTAACAAAAATGTTCTTTGGACTAGGACAAAAACAACCAACAGCAGGTACTCCTCCACCTGTACTAGAGTTTAGTGCATTTGGCGATAAACAGTTTAGCAATCTTCCTGTTGTAGTATCAACATTTTCAACTACATATGATAGTAATGTAGATTTAAAACTATTTGATGGAGAAACACAAATTCCAACTATGATGACAATTTTTGTTCAAATGAGTGTACAAATTAATCCAGACAAACAAAAACAAAAGTTTACAACATCTAACTTCATTAGTGGTTCAGCATATACACAAGGATTCATTTAATGGCAACTGTATATAAAAGAGACAGTAATTATGCTAAAACAAGTATGAATAGAAAGTACTTGAATGTATATGTTCCTCCTCTTACTACAGATACTTTAAGTGAAGAAACAACAACTTATACTATACAACCAAAGTTTAACAAAAGACCCGATCTGATGGCGTTTGAATTGTTTGGTAGTGCTAGACTCTGGTGGGTATTTGCACACTACAATAGAGATGTATTGTTAGATCCGATAATGGATTTTACCGCTGGAACGAAAATTATAGCTCCTAATAGTTTTCAAGTAACAGGAACTCTTTAATGGCTAAGGTACAGTTTTACGAAGATAACGTACTTAATGCGTATGATAACTACACCTACAAATGGAAAGTTATGATGTTGCATCCTGATGATGTATCATTGCGTGACAGTATTACTCAAACAAATAGATTTAGAGTAATTGCAGAAAGTGGCGTCGAAAGTGAAATTAACATACAAGGTGTAATCCAAAATCTTAAACTAGTTTTTAACAAAAAGACAGTAGACAGGAACGGATTTGCTAATGTGTTTAGTTTTACATTTGTTGAACCAATGGGTGCAACACTGTACAGTAGAATATATCTAGCCGCACAAGAGCTAGGCATTGAAAATCATTTGCAAGCATGTTATTTGTTAGAACTTAGATTTATGGGTTACGATGAAAACGGAACTCCGGTTGAAAATATAGCAGGACCTTTTTATTACAATACAATAATGACAGCTTTAGATTTTAGTTACTCAGATGGTGCTACTACATATAGAGCTGATATGCTTGAAACAGATCAGGAAGCATATAAAAAGTTAATGCTGTTTACCAAAGAACAAATTACTATTACAGCAGGTAAGTTTGGAGAGTTTCTCAAACAGTTTACTAGTATAATTAACGAACAAGAAGAAAAAGAAGTTCTTACTAGTACTACAAGATTATATTCAAACACATTTGAATTTGGTTCAATGAAACAAGACTGGAACGACTGGGCATTTGATGCCGGCAGTGGTCCTGGTGGTGACTTAGAAAGTATAAGTGTAACTGGTGTAGGAACTCTGACATTTGTAATAAACCAAGGTACTAGTATTACAGATACAATTATTATGGCACTCATGTGTACAACAAATTTTAGAAAGCTACCTACAGCAAACGGAGGATTTCACAAAGACAATCCAGACGATCCAGGAGCAAAGCCTGAGACATGGAAAGATCTTAGTGAATGGTTTGTATTTGAGACTGAAGTAGATTATGACAAGTATGATTTTTTAGCAAAAAATTATACAAAAAATATAAAATACAACATTAAAGAATTCATTACACCTGAACTTGTACATGACGCAGTTCAGCATGACGTAGTATTAGCCGACGAAAATATTCAAATGGACAGAATTAAAAATATGATAGGCAATGATTTACTTAAAAAACGTTTTGACTATCATTTTACAGGACTAAACACTGAAGTCTTAAACTTAGATGTATATCTCAATCACACTTATTACCAACTCCAAGCAGTTAATCAAGGTACAGCTAGGACAGGTGGTATTGCATTTCCAGGAGCAGGTTCAAAAGAAAATGAACTAGCATTACTTAAAGGTCAACTTCAAGAAAATAAAGCAAAACTTAGTAAGAATGAAAGTAAAAGGATCAAGCTGGAACAAGAGCGAGAAAACTTCCAGTCTGGTTCTGACCCAGGAAGCAATAACCCCAACGAAATGGCGTCTAAGGAGAGATCCTTAGATCAGAGGAAACAAAAGAATACAGAAGAGAAGGCCCGGCTTGAAGAAAGACAAAACGAAATCGCCGAGCAAATAAAAGCTCTTCAACCTCTAGCAAATAAAGAAGCAAGGCTAAGAACACAAGGTAGAATTGATAATGTTAGTGGTGATTTTTATATTACACAAAGTGATGTTATAGGCAGTCAAGCAGAAGATTCCAGAAACAGTCACCCAATTAGTTTTAATGTAGCTGAAATCAACAGTAAAGCAACAAATGGACCTGAAGACGGTGATACAAATGGTGCATTGTTTTTAGGTGCAGTTGAAATTAACTTGAACAGTTTAGCTGATTTAATGAACCAACAAATTACAGTCAGAGGTGACCCATATTGGTTAGGTAGACCTCGCAGTACTAGTAGTGTACTCAATGGTGCAGATTATGAACGAGGTGGTCCTTGTTATTTCTTAAACATGAACTTTCCTACATACCCAGACGAAGAATCGGGTTTAATGCGTATTCCAGAAGCAAACTTTGGAATAGTTGGTGTTTACAGAGTAATCGAAGTTGATGCGACATATCAAGACGGACAGTTTACTATGAACTTAACATCTTTTAGAGACACTAATACAAATGTAGGTAAGCTATGGACGTTTTTACAAAAAGGTGAAATAGATGAGAAACCTATTAAATCTGGAGAACCATTTAAACCTGGTGACGAACAAGGCGAAGGTGATGCTGAAGGAAAAGAAGAAGACAAAAATGAAGGACCAAGTGTAGTTGATCCAGAAAACTTACCTGGCAGTGATGGTAATGGTACACTTACTGAAAGTCAACTTGGTTCAAACAAAATTAGAAATCAAGCAGTTGCTGAAGACTTGAAACAAATTTTAGTCAAAGCTGGACAAGCCTCAGGTGTAAATGTTAATGTGACCAGCGGAGGACAACCAGCTAAAGGAACAAGTACTAGAAGGACAGGAAGTACAAGACATGACAACGGACATGCGGCAGATGTGCAGATAACAACTGCAAATGGTAGAGTGCTAGATATCAACAATGCACAAGATTTGCCAATTATACAAAACTTTATTAGAGAAGCAAAAAAAGCAGGAGCAACAGGCATTGGCGCAGGAAATGGTTATATGGGAGACGATACTTTCCATATTGATAATGCCAGTGTATATGGACAAGGCACAGCTGGATATTGGGGAGGTCCATTTGATAATGGAACTTATCGTGCCAGGAATGCACCGCAATGGTTAAAAGAAATTATGACGGGATAATACAATGAGATATACAGGAAGCAATTTATTAGCTAACGGAAGCATTGATGATAAAGCAGATAAAACATTAAGTGCAGGCGGTATAAGAAAGTTACAAGGACTTTACCTTGCAAAAGTTATTGACATCACTGATGATAGATACGAAGGTTATATGAATGTAGAAATTATAGGCGAAGGCTATAAAGGTGATGTAACTAATAAAGAATCAAGAAAAGAGTATGCTCGTGTAAGACGTTCAAGTCCGTATGGAGGAAGTATACAATTTGAAGGTTTTACAAACACATATGGTATGTGTAGTCAACCGCCTAATCCAGGAACACAAGTTTTAGTTGCGTTTGCTATCAACAGTGATGTTGGTATTTGTATTGGTGTTTTACCTGATGTAACTAGAAATGCATCATGTCCGACACAACCGGCGGCTAGAACAGATACAGAGCCGAACAGCGTAGGACCAACATACGACCCAAGTCCAAACAACAAAACAGTAAACAACCTAAGACCAAGAGCAAATCCTGATAGAATACGCAACGAAAATAGTGAATTTAAAGATCTGGTAAACAACTGTGAAATTGCTGAAACAGGAACAGGCATCGATAGTATAAGAGGACTCAGCAGTAGTAGTGGTAGACGAGAATCGCCCACACAAGTTTTTGGTTTTAACACGCCTGGCGGACATCAGTTTGTTATGGATGATGGAACCAAATCTACTGGAGATAGATGTATTAATCCAGACCCTGATAGACAAGAAGGGCTTAGTAAATTATTTAGAATTAGAAGTGCTGGCGGAGCACAAGTGCTGATACACGATGGCGCAGGAATGATTTACATCAGTGATCAAGCTGGTAGTACTTGGATACAAATGTCCAGTGATGGTAAAATTGACATCTACGCTGGTAGTGACATCAGTATGCACACTGAAGCAAATTTTAACATACACTGCAAAGATAACTTTAATGTAGAAGCAGATGCAATTAATTTAAAAGCAAGGGGAGCAGACGGAATAAAAATAGAAAGCTCAACAGGCGAATTTAATCTTCATGCTAACAAAGATATTAAACTAACAAGTGATCTCAATGGACATATAAAAACTGCTGGATTTATTAGACAAACATCACCACTGATTGATTTGAATGGTCCTGCCGCTACAGCCGCTGAAAAAACTACAGCAAATAATCACACGTTAAACAAAACAGTAAAAGAAAGTATAGTAGGAAGAGTGCCTGAGAAAGAACCTTGGGGAGGACATGGTGATTCAAGTCCTGATGCTAAGATTTTGCCTCAAGTTGCTGATCCAAATCCAACACAAGTTGTTAAAGATATTCAAATGGATGATCTTACACAAGATGCATGTACAGGTGAATTGCCTAGCGGTGAAGATTTATTATTAGATGTTGAGAATCCTAGAGGAGAACGTTTTAATGAGTTTGATGATCAAACACCACCGGATCAGAGATTTGGTGACGGTCGTGTAGCTTTAAACGATGAGTTTTTTAATGCTGGTCCAAATGGAAGGCAAGGTCCACGATGACAGATGTAATTGACAATAGATTACGAATGGTATGGGACGATTTTACAGTCAAAGATACTGCAAGTTACAGTACAACTTTAGATACAATATCAACAAATGCTAGCGACAAAGCTCAACTCATTGCTTTGAGCTTTTTTGGTGTATACAGTGGATGGAATGGCAAAGCATATGGAGAAGGAAACTATACAACAGGTTTGACAGAACAACAAGCACATGACTTATGGCAAGAACAGTTTAATAAACAGCAACAATTAGCAAAGAAACAACTCATAGCCAATGGAGTAGCTAGAATTACTCAGAGTGTATATGATGGTATAGTTTTATTGCATTGGGCTACTGGTAAAGTATTGGTTGTAACAAATGGAAAGATTGAATATAGATTAATCAATCCATTAATAAATCAAGATTATGACACAGTTGCAGATATGATTATAAACAGTACAAAAAACAAATCATTATGTGTAAAAATTGCAACTTTACTAAGACTAGCTGACTACGGACAACTAAGAACTAGAGAACAGTATAGAAGTAAAGGCGTTTTTAGTATGAGAGATAGAAATGAGTTGGGTATACTAACTGTAGAAGAAACAAAAAGAGCTAGATATGCATATTATGCCGAAACACTTAAATTTTTACCTAATACACCAGAAGGCGCCAAAAGGCAACTAGTAAAAGAATACGAAGCTACACTTACTAAGAAGAGTTTTACATTTGATGGAACAATTACAACATTTACACTAGAACGTTCTCCTAGCATGTCCCCACAAGAAAAGCTAGAAGTACTCATTAATGGCGATATACAGCAACATCTTTTTGATTTTACAGTGGTAGGTGATCAACTTACTATTAGCAAGCCAATGACTACAGGTGATATCATATCAACCACTATTAAAATATAAACTGAGTATTTAATTTTACCATAAATAATAGTATGGTAACCTATATCGGATATAGCACAATAGACAGTATTAGCGGAAGCAAAACTCTTGTAGATTCAGAGCTTGCTAAACGTGATCTATTAAACAATTTCTACACCAGAAGAGGCGAAAGAGTACAAAATCCTCTATTTGGTAGCATTTTACCTGACTTGGTGTTTGAACCATTAGATGAAATGACTGAAAGAGAAGCTACACAAGATGTAGATAGAATAGTCAACAATGATCCACGCTGGCGAGTATTGGAAACGCTAGTCAGTAAACCAAATGATCATGAACTTAATATAAAAGTTAGACTAGAATATATTAGCACAGGAACAGCAGAAGAACTGTTTCTAAAATTTACAGGTGAGGAATAATGGCACAAGGCGCACGTCAAAGTAGTTTGTTTGCGGCAGAAGATTTTACAGTAGCATACGAAAGTTTTGCTCAAGCTAATCTGCAAGCATATGATTTTGAAACCATAAGAAATGCTATGGTGGAGTATATCAACACAAACTATCCAGAAAACTTTAATGACTATATTAATAGCAGTGAATTTATTGCACTTATTGAGTTAATTGCATTTCTTGGACACAATCTTGCATTTAGAGCAGATTTAAGTCAAAGAGAAAACTATCTTAGTACAGCAGAACGCAGAGAAAGTGCTTTGCGTATTGCACAGTTTTTAGGATATACTCCAACTAGGAACGTTGTTGCTAGTGGATTCTTAAAAATTGATAGTGTACAAACTGACGAAGAAGTATTTGATGCAACTGGAGTAAGCCTTGCCAATGTTTCCACACAGTTCGAAGATGTAACTAATCCTCAAAGTTATCAAAACTTCTTAACAATTATGAATGCTGTTTTCCAAAGCAGTAGTCAATTTGGTAGTCCCTTTGATGCAATTACAAGAGGCGGAGTTGTAAATGAAGTATACAGAACTAATAGTACAAACAATACCAGCAACAGAGAATTTAGCAACCGTGTTAACAATAGCAAATCAACATTTAGTTTGCACAGTGTATCCACTAGCAATGCAACAAATACTTTAAAAGAAAAAGTTCCAGATCCATACGGAGTAGTTGATTTACTTTATAAAAATGATAATAGTGGATTTGGTTCGCCTAACACTGGATTTTTTATTGGATTTAAGCAAGGATCACTTGAATTTAGTGACTTTAATATAAGCAATGGTTTACCTAATATGATACTAGATATCAATGCAAACAATGTAGCAAACGGCGAAGTGTGGGTACAAAACATTGACGAAGCTGGACAAGTAATAAAAACTTGGAGCAGAGTTGATAGACTGTTTGGTGCTAACACAATGTTTAACGCAAAGAACAATGCTATTAGAGATATCTATACTATTGCTAGTAGAGAGAATGATCAAATTAGTATTGTATTTGGAGATGGCAATTTTGGTAATATTCCTAGAGGTAATATTAGAGTTTGGTATAGAACAGGACTTAATCAAAGCTACACACTAACACCAGACAGTTTTAATCAAGTGGCATTTACTCTAGATTATGTGAGTGTAAACGGTAATGTTAATACTGCAAGATTTACAGCAAGTCTAAAAAGCACAGTAAGTAATGCAAGCACAAGAGAAAGCATTACTAGTATTAAAGCAAATGCTCCAAGATTCTTTGCTACACAGGATAGAATGGTCACAGCAGATGACTATACAATTATGCCTTTGACAGCAAGTCAGAATATTAGAAAAATTAAAAGTGTGAATAGAGTACACAGCGGACACAGTAGATTTAGAGACATATATGATCCAACCGGAACATACAGCGATAGCACACAGTATACAGATGATGCATATTTGTATGAAAAGAATCTCACAACAAGATCGGTTGTAAGTTTGCCTAATAATTTAAGTGCAACACAGATATTTGACAAGCATTTAAAACCTTTGTTAAGTCATCCAGAGATTTTTAATTTTTATTATAACAGACAGGGTTGGAGTAGCACAACACACAACTCTTTCAAAGATTTTACAGACACAACACAGAATATTACTGTAATCAATTCCAATGGCACCGATGCAAATACTTTTAGATGGAATCAAATAACCAAAGGAAACAATAGTTGTAGTGGATATATTACCTATAACAGTATTGTTCAACGTATGGGTAAAACTGCTACAAACAGTTTAAGTAAAGCAGATGTTAACGGTTTGATTGAATTTATCGAAGCACCATACAAAATGGGATATATCTCTAATGCAGTAATTACAGCAGGCGGAAGTGGATACACAAGTACACCAACAGTAACTATAAGTGGAAAAGGTACAGGCGCTACAGCAATTTGTACTATTGCCAATGGAGCAGTAACATCAATAGCGATAACTGCAAGTGGTAGCGGATATGATCAAAGTACAAATATTTCTATATCAGGCGGTGGTGGCACAGGTGCTACTGCAAAAGGTACTATTATAGATGCAAACACACAATGGGTAAAAGTTGATAGATTATACAAAAGTGGTTATGGAGATGATAACAGTGCTGGTAACCCAACAGGTATTGATAACACAGGCAAAGGTAGTATTGTATTAAGTGGAGTAGTACCAAGCGGAAGCAGAATTAGCAGAATTGTTCCGAGACTTAGCATTGACTTAGACGAAACAACAAGAACAAATGTAATTGCAAAAATTGACAGCAATAATACTTTTGGACTGAGATATAATCCTAGTAGTCAAAAATGGGTTATCATTGATAGTAGTAACCTTCCAACAAATAGTACAACACTCAATGATCCAGTAAATTGGAGTAGACAATACGAAGGTGATGGATCCAGTACAGGATTAGACAATAGTTGGATTATAAGATTGAACTACACAGCAACCGAATGGGAAATGCTTGTTAGAAAAACACAGTTTATTATAGGTAGTAATAAAAAGTTAAAGTTTACAAATCTAAACTTTACAGAAACATTCAGTAGTGAAACACAAAAGCCACTCAGAGACAATCTAAAGATATTAAAGATCAATCCTAAGAGTACTACAGATCCTACGCCATTGAACAAAGATTATCAGTTTAATGCATTTGGATACTTTACTTACAATGATGGATATACTGATCCTAACAATGAAAGAGTGACACT